GACCTTACTGACACTTCAGAATCCTTTGGACTCCCTGCTACTGCTGACCTTATGTTCGCTCTCATATCTACTGAGGAATTGGAAGGATTAAATCAGATAATGGTAAAACAATTGAAGAATAGGTATAATGATCCCACTATCTTCAAAAGATTTGTGGTGGGTATTGATAGAGCAAAGATGAGATTGTATGATGTTGAACAAAAAGCACAAGAGGATATCCTTGACAATGGAAAGGAAGAGGAGTATAATCCACATGAAGAGAAAACACCTAAAAAATCATTCGCAGGATTTAAGTTTAATGAGTAAGCAAGTAGATACTGAAAAGTATACTGAGTTTGTAGACGCAGTAACATCTCAAGAATCAAAGGATTATATTTCATTTAATTCTAGATGCTTTGGCATACAATCAGAAGAGAGTGGTGATGGACTTCCTGTTCATCGTTTACTAACTGCTGCTCTTGGTATCTGTGCTGAAGGTGGTGAGTTTACTGAAGTAGTAAAGAAGATTGTCTTCCAAGGTAAACCTGTGAACGATGAGAATATCTTTCATATGAAGAGAGAACTTGGAGATATTATGTGGTATGTTGCTCAGGCATGTATGGCACTTGATACAGACTTTAACGAAATTATTGAAATGAACGTAGAGAAGTTAAAGGCAAGATATCCTGGTGGAGAATTTGATGTTCATTATTCAGAAAACAGAAAAGAAGGAGATCTATGAATTACTACGCATTATTAAGTGTTTCAGATAAAACAGGTATTGTTGATTTTGCTGAAGGATTAATCCGTTCTGGGTATCAAATTATATCCAGTGGTGGAACTCATGCTGTTCTTCAGGCAGAAGGTATACCAGTACTGAGGGTATCTGATTATACAGGTTCACCAGAAATTCTTGATGGAAGAGTAAAGACATTACATCCAAAGATTCATGGTGGCATTCTTGCTCAACGTGATAATGCTAGTCATGATCTAGATCGTAAGGTGAATCGTATTGAGTTGATTGATATTGTTGCTGTTAATCTATATCCATTCAAAGAAACAGTTGCTAAACCAGATGTAACTCTTGCAGAAGCAATTGAGAATATTGATATTGGTGGTCCTAGTATGGTAAGATCAGCAGCAAAGAATTATAAAGATGTTGCTGTATTAACTAATCCAGGACAATATGGAATTTATCTTGATGCGATAAAGGGTAATTTACAATCAGTTTCAGTTGAAGGATTGCGGAAACAATTCATGTTAGAAGCATTCAAACATACTGCTGAATATGATGCTGCTATTAGTAAATGGATGGAGGATAATATCTATGATGATGTATAAAGAAAACATTAAATCAATAACTAGTTGTGAAAACCGCCATCTTGTGGTTCAGTGGATTGGGATATAGAAGTCAAACTGCACGAATTAGAAATGAGCGTAATCATTTATCAAGAACATTGTGAATGGCTTGAAAAAGAAGTTGCTGATTTAAAAAAAGAAGTTCTCTTTTTGAAAGAACAACTTGAATATAAAACTATGGGGAATCCAGAAACTGAAGATTGATGGAAGAATTTTTAGATAGTTTAATTAAACATTTTAAAAAACAAAATATAAAGAGAGGAAATTTATTTGAAAATTTTCTCTCTTTTGTTTATCTATTCTTGAATAATGATAAATATAAGAGAAAAAGCATAGACGTTTTAAACTATATTCTTAGTGAGAAGAATATGGTTATGATGAAACTATCTCAGAAATGAAATCTTTTAAGAATTTTTTAATTGAAACCAGTGCTTCCCAACAAGCAGCTAGACTTGGGTTGGAAGGAGATGGTCATGGTGGATGGTATGATAAATCCACTGGTGAATTTACAGCAAAAACTGTAAAGGGAACTTTAAAGTTTTATAATAAAAGACAGAAAGTGGGAATGAAAGATCCTGCACAGTCTGAGCAAGAAAAGAATTATTCAAATCCAAATACCCAAGTTCCACCTGAAGGGCAACAACAAGCACAACAGGGAGGAGGAGAACAAGCAACACCTGAACAGGAGCAACAACCATTGCCAGTTCAGAGTCCAGATCTAGCATCAGGTCCTCCACCTGTACCTAAGTCTAAAGGAACATTAACACTTGCTTTTGGTAGGTTTAATCCACCACATGCTGGACATGGACAGTTGATGGATATTGCTGCGGAATCAGCAATGGAAACTGAAGGTGATTACATAATTGTTCCTTCTCGTAGTAATGATCCTAAAAAGAATCCATTAGATGCTGATACTAAAGTTACTACTATGAGGGCAATGTTCCCTAATCATAGTGAGAAGATAGTTAATGATCCTCAAAATAGAACTATTTTTGATGTTCTTAAAAAAGCACATAATGATGGATATACAAATGTAAGAATTGTTGCTGGAGATGATAGAGTCAAAGAGTTTGATAAGTTATCTCAAAGTTATAATGGACAGTTATATGAATTTGAAGGATTAGAAACTATATCTTCTGGTGCAAGAGAAGATGATTCTGAAGGTATGGAAGGATATTCTGCTTCAAGAATGAGATTGGCAGCAATGGAAGGAGATTTTAAATCTTTTTATGCTAATCTTCAGCAGGAAGTTCAGGATGAAGAAACTGGTGAAGTTCTATTAGAACCTTTAATGAAAAGAAATCAGGCTAAAGATTATTTTGTAGCTGTTCGTAGAGCAATGGGTGTTGAAGAGGTTCAAGAGTGTTGGAACATATGGGAAATAGCACCTAAAGAAGATCCAGAAAATCTTCGTGAGGCATATGTTAATAAGGAAATTTTTGATGTAGGTACTAAGGTTGAGAATGTAAACACAGGTTTACTTGGACGTATTATTCGTAGAGGTGCGAATCATTTGATTTGTGTTACTGAAGATAATATAATGTTTAAATCGTGGATAAAGGATGTAACCGAAGCAGTAGTAAATGGAACTACTACATCTGGTGTTCCAGCAAATCAAAGAGAGGTTGGAACAGACGCACATCTTAAATATGTTGCCTCATTAGTACCTGGAACTAGCTGGGGAATACAATTCATAAATAAATACAAGGTAAGAAAAAGTTAGTGAAGTTTTCCAATGAGTAAAAATATCGTTGAGGAATTACCAGCAAGAAAACATACTCCTGTAGCTGCTCCTGTTGCTGCTAAAAAGGAGGATGGAAAAGCTGATCCAAAGGGTGGTAATACTCAAGAAGCATCTGCTAAGAGAATTAGTCAGGCTGTATATGATATAAGATATCGTGCCAAAACTGATAAGATCACATTAGAGGCCGCCTACAATTCTTATATGGGAAATAGTAATCTAACTAAAGAAGAAAAGGATATAGTAAAAGAAAGACTATTCGGTAAAAAAGGTGGTGGTGTGAAGGAACAATTTACTGTTGGTGTAGATGATCTAGCTGGAGATGGAGTTGCTAGTGCATTATATAAGGTATTTGTTGAGAATGAAGAGAAAGAATTAGAATTATCTTATGTTAAGCAATTAGATGAATCTGAAGAGAAGAAGTATAAAATAAGAGTTACTGATAATACTGGTAAGGCATATGTTAGATATGCTACTCGTTCTAAGATCACTCAACTTCGTGGTAATAGTAATATTAAATCTGTTGAAATGACAGAGCATGGAGATGTTTTAGCAGGACAGAAGAAATCAAAGAAAGATTATGATGGTGATGGTAAAGTTGAATCATCCAGTAAAGAACATGCTGGTGTAGTTCATAATGCTATCCAACGTGCTAAGGGTGGTAAACCTGATGGTAAGGATACTCGTAAAGAAGCATTAAATGATGCATGGGGAAAGACTTTCATTTCTGATGGTACTATTACAACTGAACCAAAGGGTAATAAGAAAATATCTGGTGAAGCAGTAGATAATTATAAGTCTGGTGTAGTTAAAGTTGCTCCAACTGATAGTGCTGAAGATCCTTCAGTTAATGCTGCTAGACGTGGTATCTATGCTTCTTTTGCTCATCAGAAGATGTTAGATACACTTGCTGAGAAAGCAGCATATTCTAAAAAGAAGAAGAAAAAGGAAGAGTATTCTGAATCAATGGTTAATACTTCTGAATGTGAGAAAAAACCTGAAGAGAAAGAAAAGGATATGAGGGGATATTATGCTAAGATCAATGTAATTAAGAATAAGCTTCGTGCTATGGGTGCTAAAAACCCTATGATTATGGCCGATCCTGATGACGTTGAAAAATCTTGGGATAAGGGTAAGAAAGATGATGAAGTAAAAGAAGAGGCAAAACCAGGCGAGTTACAAAAAGATGGTAGTATGAAGATTCCTGTTGTTCCTTTTAAGAAAAAAGGACCAAAAACAGGAGAGCAAGCACCATCAAAAGGTGAAGATGGACCAAAAACAAAAAAACCATATCCAGGATACAATCCTCAAAAGGGTGTAGGAGCTGAATATAAACCATAATGTGCTATAATGAGTGAAGTTATTATTACACCAGATTATGATGGTTTATATGATGACTGGTTTGACCCCCCTATGGAGATTAAAATGAGCTGCAAAAACAGTGAAGATATCGTGATTAACACGTCAAAAGGATTGGAAGTTGTTCCTATTCCTCATCAAGTAGCATATGACCTTGCTACAGCATACCCAACAACTATTAGTACTGTTGGTGGATCGGAAGTATTTAATGTCCCAACTCAATGAAACATGGGCATCCCTAACTCAAGATGAAAGGGATGAAATGAATGAAAAGGATCGCAAGGGAAGAATTAAATCCCTTGCGATGAAATATGGTAGAAGAAGAGTAGATGCTGCTCAAAAAGAAGTTGAGACTGATGCTAAAAGAACTGGTAGAAATACTAAAAAAAGACCAATAACTTGGAGAGAATTACAAGGTCGTATTGAGAATAGTAGTAAATTGAAACGTGGTGAAGTTAGAAAGTGGGATAAAGAAAAAGGTAAGTGGGTATCTAATAAAGAAGAT